GTGTAGTTTGTTGCTGGAGCTAATCCTGTTAATGTGCTTGTTAGATAACCACCTGCGCCGCCACCGCCGCCAGCACTAGCACCGCCACCGCCGCCAGCAATAACTAGATAATCTACACTAAAAGTAGCGGGAGCAACTGTGCTTCCAGCAATAATTCCTATTAATGAGTTAAGCATTAGGCAATGCCACCCACTACAATCCATGAATCTGTTGCAATCTTGATGCAAGCTGCTGACTTATATCGAGCAAGAACTGGCTGAGCAAGGACTGCGCCAGCACTTACTACAGTAGTAGTACCCGAAGTAACAGCATTAATAGTAGTTACGCCTGCACCCTTTTGATATACCAGCAAGGTAGTGCCAGTAGGAAATGCGTATGTCGCATCTGTTGGGATGCGAAAAGTGTTAGCCGATGCATTGTCCATTGTAACAATCGCATTGAGTCCATCTGCCTTGACTGCTGTATAAGTAGCGCCAGTCTGTGCATTAAGGGTAAGACCTGCGAAGGATGCATCAACAGAGTCGCCTAGTGTCTCGATGGCAGTTGCGCCATTTTTAACTAGATCAGATGAGGTCGGAACAGTCCAACCGAAGTTAGGTGTAGTAGTTGCCATTAGGTTAGTGCTCCAGTCGCGTTAGTCCAAGTTAGTATAGCATTTACGCCAGTCCATTGAAGTGAGGCTGGCAATACTGTTTCCCACTGTGTAGTGGATAATGAGAAGTCTGTAGCTGAAATGTAAAGAGTCATTTCTGTATAACTAGGTGTTGCTCGCAAGGCCACATTCTCAACAAAGCCATCGAAAGACCCACCGAACAAGTTAGTAGGCAGGTTAGTAATTAAGACAGGCTCACCAAAGAACACGCCAATAAGCGAGTCAAGCATTGCGCTAGGCATGTCTGGGTTATCAAGTCTAAAGGTAATCGCTCCCAGAGAGGCTCTAGGGTTCTTGCGTAGGTTCAACTCTCTAGAGGCAATGTCAGTAATGTCGGCAAGGTTCTTGATGTTGGAATCGACTGAACGCTCAAAGAGGCCGTAAGAGGCTATAGAGTCGGTATCAGAGGTACTGTAGGTCGAGCCATAGGCTGTGGAGTAGCGATAAATAAGGCTGTTGCGGATGCGGGCAATCTGAGTCTGAGATTGAATACTGCTAGGAGTTGCATAAGCACCATCAAGGTTAGTGAAGCCATTAGCAGCAAGGTAGTTAGATCGATGGTCGGCATCGTCATAACTAACATCCCCGTCCTTTTCCTCAAAAATGGTTCCAAGTGCGCTAGTAGCAATCTGGTCTGCAAGGGTTTGAGACTTGGCGGATGCACTAGCTGCAAGTGCAATCATCGTGTAGAAGCCTGCGTCAATAGTGCCAATGTAAGTCTCGGCTTCAGCCCATGTGGTAGTTGCAGGGTATGTATCCCAAGTCACAGTAGGAGTAACTTCAGCCCAAGTAAGGTTAAGAGCTTGTCCTAGGATTTCTGCAATTTGTGCGCCATCTAGGGCTTCTGCTAGAGCAGTGTTATAGACAGCCTTAGTCAGTTTAGCCAGTGATCCAATACCTAGAATTGTGCCAGTAGTAATAAAGCCAGTCTCATCTGGGCTTCTGACCCCAATACTAAAGTCTGATACTTCTCCACCAAATACAGTGACATAAGTACCGCTAGTATTCTTTACTTCTAAAGTTATTGACTCTGTTACATTGATTGTGAAATCTGCACCAGTAGTGTTAATAATCTGTACTTGACAATAGCCAGCGGTAGCTTGTCTATCAATATCTAAGCGACCAGATGCAAAAGAAACAGAGGTAACAGTCGTATAGACATCATCCCCTACAGTAATTCGCCATTCTGGAAGCCAAGCCATTATCGGAGCCTTAAAGTGCCACGATCAACTGCGCCCTGTAAATACTGGTCAAGAGCTTCAGCAATTGCGTTAGGGTCTCCCACACCAGCTTGGATGGTTATATTAAAACTGTTAAGAGAACTCTTGGCAAATGCTGCAGCATCCGCTGCATTTTGTGCATCTAACAGGTCAGCCATTGCATTAGCGCGGGCAGTAGCAGCAGCAGCAAATTCCTCTATTGCTGCCATAGATACACCACTCGTAGGAATCTTTTCTACAAAATCCCCAACAGGAATACCAGCAGAACTGACTCCGCCTTTACTTGCGCCAGCACCAGTTATCTTTGGTTGTCCAGTAATGGCACTCATAGCGTTTAATTTAGCAATAGCAGCATCTAAATTAGCAAGATTGATTAAGTCCTTAGGTACAATCTTATCTAAAATGGACTTAATATCAGCCAGTTTAATGTCCTGCTTTTGCAATGCGCCTAAGATTTTAAGGTCTTCATTAAGTTGCTTAGTAGCAGCTGTAATACGGGCTTCATCCTTAGATGCAATAGCATCTTCAAGATTGGCAATACTCTGCTTAATCTTTAGGCGAGCCATATCATTAGTAATGGCTAGAAGCTGAGCAGTGCTAGTTACCTTGCCTAATTGTTCTGCTTGATTGATTTGGGCTGCATTGAGTTGAATAGCATCCATATCAAAAACATCAGTAGCTTTACCAAGTGCAAGGTTAGCCTTGTCAATAACACCTTGAAGTTTCTTAGCTGTGTTCTGTTTATTAAGCAGAGCAAGTCTTTCTTTCTCTCTGCGTAATGCATCTTTCTCCATTTTAGCCAGAAGTTCTTGCTGCTTCTTTTCAGTAAGAGTAAGTTTGGCTTCTTCCTTTTTAAGTGGAGATACAACATTTCCTCCTACTTGCTTGCCTACAAAGCCAAAGAAAATGTCTTTACCTAATTTTTTTAGATTCTGCGCAAGAGTAGGAATCGCGCCAACACTAGTTCCTGCTGCAAGTGTTACTTTGTTAAATAACCCAGCCATCGTTTCTAAGAAAATAACTGCATCACTTGCTTCTGTTCCGCCAGCTGCTCGGGCTAAGGCATCAACAAACCCTTCACCAATAAGTTCAGAAGCCTTTCCTGTTGCAGTGCTTAAGACATCCATTTTGTAAGAAGTTGTAGTTAGGTAATCTTCTGCTGCTCCAGCTGATTTCTTTAAGATAACTGACAAAATCTCATTAAACGACATTGTCGTAAGTTCAGCCCTTGTCAAACCTGAGTTGTATTTGACTAGACCTCGAGTAACTCCAACATAACCCTTACCTAAATCCTGTGTGACTGTGGCTAGATCAATGCCAGAGGCTCGGCTAATCGTGATTGCATCATTAAGAAGTTTCTGGGATTGGGTTAATGAGCCAGTAGTGGTAAGCAAACCTTGAAACGCTGGACGCAGAATGTCGTCCGCAATTGCCGCTGAAGTTTCTAATTTATCAATATAGTCAGCAATGGCAGGATTAGCAAAGCCAATGCCTAGATTCTCTACTGCTCGGTTGAGTCTAAGGGCTGCTGCTTCATCCGCTGCAAAGGCTTTTACTGCTGTCTTGCTAAATTGGACTAATGCCGTTGCGCCAAATGCGATTCCAAATGTACCTGCAAGTTTCTTGACATTGCTATTAAGTTTTCCTACAGCAGTATCGGCTTGCTTAAAGGCTTTATTGCCAGTGTATTCAGCTGCTAAGTTAATGACTACTGATGGATCAACTGCCATTATTTAACTCCCATAGCGTCATAGAATTTTACTTTAGAGTTTTCGATAGCCTTAATAATTGCTGCATTTGTCTTACCGCCATCTTCAGCCCATGCTCGAAAGATTGCTCGACCCTTCATCTTGCGTGATCTACGACCTGCACCAGTCTGATTATTGGCATCTACTATCTGCCCATAATTATTCATAGCGTCAATAAATTGTGCGCCTGCTTGAGGGTTATTGCTTTTAGATTGATTCTTGTTACCTGAGCGAATCATTTTGCCATAATTAGCTTGGCTTTCACGCACAACTCTAGCCATAGGAGCTTGCTCGCGACCATTAGGATTCTTGCGACCAGCAGTCTCATAAATTGCACCAGCAGCAGAAGCATTGACAACACGCGCTAATGCTCTAAAGCCTTGCTTATTAGGTCTAGATGGTGTGGTCTTATATCCAATACCGCGCTTGGCTTTTCCTGTACTCCAAATACGATCACTACCCCAAGCCGTTGAGCTACTTCTAGCCCATCCGCTTATAGGAGCTTGTGAAGGAATGAAGCCTCTAGCTTTATTAGTAATTGGCTTAAGAAGATTGCCTAATTCTTTTTGAGTTTCTTTAGCTAAGTCTGGAGCAAAGTTTTTTAGAGCCTTACGGAGTGCGAGTGCGCCCTTTACTTCTGTTGGCATCGCTTATCTCCTTTTGCTCATCTTTGAGACCCTTCAACAAGGCTTGAAGCATTATTGGGTCTAACTCTAACAACTGCTGTGGCGCGATTCCCAACCTAATGCTCAAGCGAGCTATTAGATAGGTGAATGGATAATCGCGCTTTAAGCTAAAGGGTCTGAGTCTAATACCTCAACACTCTTAAGTGTTTCGATAAACTCAACCCCGAAAGGCTTAACAGTTTCACCTGATCTGCGTGTTACTTCCCATGCCAACCAATACACCGAAGTCTGCATTTCGTCTTCACGAAAAGCGCGGTGGAAGCCCTTTTTAGCGTATAACTCGAATGAATACTCCACTGCTGGAGTAATCTCACCCTCGATAACGCTTCCATCTGTGCGAGTGATTTTTAGTCTTGCCATGAGCTGCCCCTTTGTTTAGTTGATTATGACCAAGTACCAGTAGATGCGTAAGAAGTCTTGCTGTTACATGTGAATGTAATATCAATCATTCCTTCATCGCCAACTGCACCATTGATGTCAGTTAGGTTATCTACCAAGATTGTACCTGAGTATAGAAGGTTTGTTGCTGATACAGCAGCAGATGAATCTTGAATTGCTTGGAAAGCAACTGTAGTTCCAAATGCTGCCTGAAGTGTTGCAAGAACGCTTCCTGCTGCTGTGTCGTTCAAAAATGAAACAGTAATGGTATCTGAAGCCAATCCAGTTACGAACTTATTGGCGGTATCGCCCATGGCCGTTACAGGAATCTGGTCTAGAACGCGGTTAAGAGTGAATGCAGTAACATGATCAGAAAGATTGACTGTAGCAATCTTAAATCCGACCTTGTTGTTTAAGAAAATTGCCATGGATTATTCCTCATCTTTCTTGGTTGATACTGGCTTTGGTGCTGGTTCGCTGACTTGACCAATCTTTTTCAAGAAGGCCAAATCCTCTGGTGTTAGTGACATATTAGCTCCAACTTGAACATAGGATTGATACGGACATCTCGCAACTGAGAAGGTCTCCCGAAGCAGCATTGAGAACGCTAGGTGCGCTTATT